TGGTGGGGCTAGAGGTGGAGGTAAAACCTATAGTCTACTAATAGCACCATTAAGGTTTGCACATAAACCTGCACATAGGGCATTACTATTGCGTAGGTCTATGCCAGAGTTAAGGGATGTTATCTTTCAAACACAACAGATATATCCTAAAGCATTTAAAGGTGCTAAGTTTAAGGCACAAGAAAACACTTGGCACTTTCCAAGTGGAGCAAGAATAGAGTTTGGATACTGTGAAAACTTACAAGATGCACTTAGATATCAGGGCCAATCATATACATGGATCGGTGTGGACGAGCTTCCGCAATATGGCAACTCAGATATATGGCATTTTCTTAGGTCATCGTTAAGAACAGTAGATACAAGTATACCTTTGCAGATGAGGGCAACTGGTAATCCAGGAAATATCGGATCTGCATGGGTTAAGAAGATGTTTATAGACCCTGCACCACACGGTAAAAGGTTTGTAGAAGAAGTAAGATTTACTGCTAATGGACAGGAAATAGTATCTGGTATTAGTCGTAAGTTTATTGCAGCGTCAGTATGGGATAATCCGTACTTGACACAAGACCATAGTTATGTATCAATGTTGGGGTCACTACCAGAGGCCAAACGCCAACAGTTTTTATATGGGAATTGGGATGTTGTCGAGGATGGAGCGTTTCCAGAATTTGATAAAGATATTCACACTGTCGAAGCATTTGAAATACCTAGTGGCTGGACTAAGATCAGATCATGCGACTTTGGTTATTCTTCTCATTCTGCTGTTCTTTGGGGAGCTATTGATTACGACGATGTTCTTTGGATCTATCGTGAGTTATATGTTAATAAACTGACAGCAGACAAGTTAGCATGGGCTATACTAGATGCTGAAGAGGGTGACGGTAAGATATATGATGCTGTACTAGACAGTTCCTGTTGGGCCAAACGAGGTGATGTAGGCCCATCTATTGCGGAGACTATGAATAGAGAAGGATGTAGGTTTAGACCTTCTGACAGATCTCCAGGATCTAGGGTAGCAGGTAAGATAGAGATGCACAAGCGTCTACAGTTAGATGAAGATACAGAAGAACCTAAACTAATTATAATGGATAGTTGTCGTAACTTAATAAGTCAGCTACCTGCACTACCGTTAGATAGACGTAATCCAGAGGATGTAGATACAAAATCTGAAGACCACCTATATGACGCACTAAGGTATATGGTAATGTCAAGACCAATAAATAAGACTACAGCATGGGAAAATATTCCTAAACAACGCTGGAAACCTTCTGATAATATGTTTGGATACTAAATGGCTGATGATTTTTTAGATACTGATGAAAATACTGCACTAGAAGATTCTAATCAATCTACTGAATACGATGATCTTATAAGTTATATCGACAAGAAATTTACAACTGCTAAGACTGCACGATATACAGATGAGACACGATGGTTACAATCTTATAGAAACTATAGAGGTATCTATGGTCCTGATGTCAAGTTTACAGATGCTGAGAAGTCTCGTGTCTTTATCAAGGTAACTAAAACAAAAGTACTAGCAGCGTTTAGTCAACTCTGTGATGTATTGTTTAGCCAAAATAGATTTCCAATTGGTGTAGAACCTACTACATTACCAGAGGGTGTAGTTGATGCTGCCCATATAGATCCTAAAAAACCTACTGGTATGGAAGAAGAGCCAGAAATGCCTGATCTTCCATTAGTATATGGATTTAATGGTGATGGTAAAGACTTTAATGCTGGTGATACTGCTGATACATTATTAGCCAAGTTGGGTCCACTAGAAAACAAATTAAAAGACATAGAAAACCTAGAAAAAGGTGTGGGTCAAACTCAATCTTCTATTACATTTGAACCAGCTATGATTGCTGCTAAGAAAATGGAGAAGAAGATTAGAGATCAGTTAGAAGAGTCAGCTGCTACCAAGCATCTTAGGTTTTCTGCATTTGAATGTGTCCTGTTTGGTACAGGTATAATGAAGGGTCCGTTTGCCTTTAACAAAGAATACCCTAACTGGGGTGATGAAGGTGACTATGAACCATTAGTCAAGACTATACCTAAAGTAGAGTATACATCTATATGGAACTTCTATCCAGATCCTGATGCTCTTAACATGGAAGACTCAATGTATGTTATTGAGCGTCATCGTATGACACGATCTCAGGTTAGAGCATTAAAGAAGCGTCCATTCTTTAGAATGAAAGCAATAGAACGAGCCATAGAGTATGGTGAGAGTTATACTCGTGAGTGGTGGGAAGATGACATAGAGTCAGATAGCTATGGTATAGACTCTGACGGTGGTGATTCCTACGGTGGAGTAGAAAGATTTGAGGTTGTAGAGTTCTGGGGTACAGTAGATACTGAGATAGCTAAAGAAGCAGGTATCAAACTACCAAAAGAACTACGAAAGAAAGAAGAGATACAGATCAACTGTTGGGTATGTAATGATGAAATACTACGACTAGTAATAAATCCATTTACACCCAAGCGTATTCCGTACTGTTCCGCACCATACGAAATTAACCCATATAGTTTTTTTGGTATTGGTTTAGCTGAGAACATGGATGATACTCAGACATTGATGAATGGCTTTATGCGTCTTGCTGTTGATAATGCGGTATTATCTGGTAACTTACTTATAGAAGTAGATGAGTCTAACCTAGTTCCAGGCCAAGACTTGACAGTATATCCAGGAAAAATTTTCAGGAGACAAGGTGGCGCACCAGGACAGGCTATCTTTGGTACTAAGTTTCCTAATGTAAGTAGTGAGAATATGCAGTTGTTTGACAAGGCTAGGGTATTAGCTGATGAGTCAACTGGATTACCTTCCTACTCATATGGGCAAACAGGTGTTCAAGGTACTGGTAGGACCGCATCAGGTATCTCAATGCTAATGGGAGCAGCCACCAGTTCTATTCGTACAGTTATCAAGAATATAGATGACTATATGTTACGTCCTATGGGTGAAGCACTATTTGCATTTAATATGCAGTTTGACTTTGACTCAGAGATCAAAGGTGATTTAGAAGTTAGGGCTAGAGGTACAGAGAGCTTTATGAAGAATGAAGTTAGATCACAACGTCTAATAACATTCTTACAAATTGCAAGTAATCCTGTCCTCGCCCCATTTGCCAAGTTCCCATATATCATGAGGGAGATCGGTAGAACAATGGATCTGGATGTAGATAAGATTACAAACAATCCAGAAGAAGCAATGCGTCAGGCAGTACTAATGCAACAGATGCAACAACAGATGCAACCAGAAGGTCCACCAGCAGGAGCTAATCCAAATGATCCTACTGGAGGTGGAGGAGGTAATATAGGTGTAGGTACTGCTCCAGGACCAGGACAGCAAGGTTTCCCAACAGGTGGTGGAGCTAATGCTGGACAACAACAACGTAGACCTGCACCACAACAAGGAGCCGCCAATGCACCGCAACCTCGCCCAGTCACTCCTCCCACTGGTCAATCAACCCGACTTCAATGAGCTATTTCAAAGCTACATAGACAGTAAGATTAATGATATAATTAGAGAGTTTGAGCAAGGAGAAAGTGAAGTGCAGATGTGGAAAGCTCAAGGTAAATTGCATATGTTAAGAAAGATAAGAGATATGCAGATAGAAGTTAAAGCAGCAGCAGATAGAAAGTACCCATAGCTATGAAAAACGATCCACCAGTAGGTTCAACACCATCAGAAGTAGCAGACGATATACCTGCAATGATCTCTGAGGGAGAATTTGTAATACCAGCAGATGTCGTAAGATATGTTGGGCTAGATAAAATACGAGCAATGATGCAAGAGGCTAAACATGGTCTAGCTTGTATGGAGGATGAAGGACTTATAGTAGACGTAGATGAGGATGGTAGACCTCAAAAACCTCAAGAAGATCAGAAAGAAAAATCTGACGATAAAGTAGCAATAATAGAAACAGTACAAATAGAAAAGGTAGATCCCATGATGACTCAAATGGCAGAGGGTGGTATGACTGATAAAGACAGTCCAATTACTTCTCCTATACTTAATCCAGAGAATAAACCAGTAATGGCTGAAGGTGGTATGGTTATAGGACCAGACGGAAGTCTTAGAATGGCTATGCAAGAAGGTGGTATGCCTATGCAAATGGAAGGTATGATGATGGAAGAGATGCCATCTGAAGAACCTGAAATGGCTATGCCTCCTGAGTTAGCTGATGAAATGGCTCCAGAAGAAGTTGAACCAATGCCAGAAGCACCTATGATGAATGCTCCTGTAGCGCAAGAATTTGATGGTGTACCTCATTTAATGGCTTACCTACAGGAAGATGAGATCAAAGCTCTACAGGAAGCAGGTAGAGGATTAGATGAGAGTGGTGAGCAAAAGCTAAGTCCAGAAGGTATTCCAGTGTTTTCTGCAACTGGAGGTGGAGAAGCAGGTGCAGATGAAACAGCAGGACAAGATCAAGGACAAGATGATGAAGGAGATGAAGAGGGAAAAGACCCAGGTTTAACAGACAATGAAGTGGGAGATCCAGGAGGGTCATCACAAGATGAAAATGAACCTAAGTTATCTAAAAAGATTAAAGAAGAATTAGACCCAGAGAAAAAAGATAAAACCTATGTAGCTGGTGTAGGGTTTATTGATAAGTATATTGAACAACGTAATAGCAGACCTAACCCACTACAAGGTAAACCTGCCTACGCTGTAGCTACTGCTGCACAAGGTGGACTAATGAGAACTCCTATGTATCTTGATGAGGGTGGTTTTGTTCCAAATATAGATAAAGATGGAGAGATAAATGAAGCATCTCCTGATGAAGATCCAATTCCTAGTGTTGCATCCACTCCATCAGCAAGTCCTGTTGCTTCTGAAGCTCCTGCTGAGTCAGAGGCTCCTGCTACTTCAAGTGTTCCTGAAGGTTTAATGCAACCCGATGGAGCTATTGTTAGTGAAAGTGGTATAACCATGAGAGCAGGAGAACAAGATTTAAGAAGTAGTCTATCTAACTTAGGAGCTAATCAAGCAACTATGGATTATTTATCTCAAAACTTTGATGTAGCACAAAGCATACTAGGAGATGCAGGAGAAGATATAGAGGGTTCAGAAGTAGACGCTGCTGCCTTGAAACATTTTAAAGAGTTTGGTAAAAATGAAGATAGAATGGGTGATGGTTTGTTTTTAGCTCAAGAAAGACTTCCTGATCTTGTAAATGAAGACGGTAATCCAAGTGTAATTGCAGGATCAGAAGGATATTATGATGCAGCTAAAATATTAGAAACACAACCTAATATTAGTGATGAATCATTAGATTATCTTACTAAAAATAAAGATGTATTTAGAAATGCAGAAGATAGAGTAAATAGTGAAGAAGGTACAACATATGATGACGTAGCTAAACAACATTATGAATTATATGGAAAAGCAGAAGGAGATAGAAGAGGCACAGAAGGTCTTGATTCTTTTTTTAGTAGACCTGACCTAGAAGAAGATACACTATCTATAATGCCTATACAAGATACTATGGTAGATGATCCTAGTGGTAACACTCCTGTAGATGAGGAGGGTATAGGACAAGTAGCTTATAGTCAAAGTATGTTTGATGAGGCTGGTGATATTCAAAATGCTGGAGATGTAGCAGGAGATTACAATCCTTTTGCTGATCCTAACTTAGGTATTAAACTATCTCTACAAAGTAAACCAGAAGGAGGTTCAGGTTATTTTACTAGAGAAACTTTGCAAGACTATAAAGATCAGTTAAGTAGAGCAAATATGGGTAATTTAGATGGTTTAGATTTTGATAACTCTTTTGTTTATAGAGGAGGTAATACCTATGATCTTAAACCAGGATCAGATATATCAGGATACTTAAATAATTTTCGTGATGCACAAGGTAATCGAACTACCATAGATAAGGCTGTATATCTAAGAGGTGGTCGAAAAGGTCAACCACTAAGTCGAAAAGATGTAATAAGAGTAGGACGTAATATTCTTGCTGGTATAGATGAATCTGGTGGTGAAGATGGCGACGAGTAATAAATAATACTATTTTTGTATGGCTACCTGTTACCCTCTATAATACTGTAGAGCCACTAATAGCCCCAATAAGGAGAGTAAAATGTCAGACATGACTGTAGAACCAACACGATCAACTACGATGAAATATCGTAAAAATACAATAGAAGACGATGAAAGAGAAATAGAAGAACTAGAAAAACAACGAGCAGGATCAGAAGAAGAGGTAGAAGCAGAACCTGAACATCCAGAAGAAAAGACGTTTAAAAAGCGTTATGGAGATCTTAGAAGACATCTACAAAAGAAAGAGGATGAGCATAGAAAAGAAGTTATGGCTGTTAGAGATCAGCTATCTAAACTTACTAAGACTCAGGTAAGGCTCCCTAAAACTGACGAACAGATAGAAGAATGGGCTAATAAGTATCCTGATGTAGCTAAAGTAGTAGAAACTATTGCTACTAAAAAAGCTAGAGAAAGTACTAAGGATATAGAAAGAAAATTATCCTACATAGCCGAAAAAGAACAAAAAGTAAATAGACAGGCTGCTGAAACTAAATTAAGCAAATTACATCCAGATTATGATGATCTTAGATCTAGTTCAGAATTTCACGAATGGGCTGAGAAACAACCCAAGATGATACAACAAGCTCTCTATGAAAATGATGATGATCCTGAAGCTGCTGCTAAAGCGATTACATTGTATAAATTAGAAACTGCTAACGATAGAGGTGAATCTAACCCTAAAGAAGCAGCTAGAACAGTTACTACTCGTAGGAAAACATCAGAACCTACTGGTAATAGTAAAACAAAGTGGTCTGAATCTAGAGTAAGAAAACTTTCTGGACAACAGTGGGAAAAGTTCTCAGATGAAATACAGGAAGCTATATCTTCAGGAAACTTTGATTATGACGAAAGTGGTGCTGCTAGGTAATTTTTTACTTGACAAGTATTTTTCAATATGATATAATACGTCATCACTTAATAGAGTTTATTTACCCCTTTTATTAGGACAACTAAATAAACTTTCACTACCCATAAGTAAAAGGTACACCATTTTGAATTGGCCCCCTTTTTGGATACCCAAGAATAAATGCCCCTGAACTTATTTATAGCCAACATAGGAGATAATTAATGGCTTTTAAGACAGCTGCTGGTTATGGAAACCTGTCGAATGGCAACTTCTCACCTGTAATTTACAGTAAGAAGGTTCAGTCGGCATTCCGTAAGAACAGTATATGCGAGGACATTACCAATAGTGATTACTTTGGTGAGATCGCAAATTTCGGTGATACAGTGCGTATCATTAAAGAACCAGAAATCACAGTTAAAGAGTATGCTCGTGGAACTCAAGTAACTCCACAAGATCTTGAAGACGATGATTTCTCACTCGTTATCGACAAAGCTAACTACTTTGCATTTAAGATCGATGACATAGAAGAAGCTCACTCTCATGTGAACTTTGAATCAATGGCAACTGATCGAGCAGGATATCGCTTGAAAGACCAGTTTGACCAAGAAGTTCTAGGTTACTTGACAGGTTTCAAACAAGCTACGCTTAGTGCTAATGCTGGAACCGCACGAGTAGCTGCTGATAAATCAGGTACTGATCCTATTGCAGGAGCAGCAGCCAACGGTCTATTAGCATCTATGTTAATTGCTCGTAACAGCTTTGTTTCTGGTGGTGCTGCTACCGACTCAATCGCAACCCATGCAGATGGATCTACTGGTGAAGCAACTCCCTTGGAAGTGTTAAACCGTATGGCTCGTTTACTCGATCAGCAA